AAAAAGTTGGAAACATCAGCGATAGAAGCTGGCCACAAACCTGGTAGTGCCGAAGTTTGGTATGGGATCGCGCCACCCGATTGCGGAGAATATAACTTTGCTATCGTTAAGTGGGGGAGCGATGCGGCGAACATCGATAGAGACAAATACCCGATTGTTTATACACTCGATGAAGTCTGTCGGATAATTAAAAGCTTTCAGCGGCCATTGTTGGAAGCAGCAAAGACAGAATTTAAACAATCAAAAATAATAGACATAAAAACAGGAGGCGATTTAAATGACCCAATCCCATTTGGAAACATCATCGATTAGAGCCGCTGCATTAATGCAAGCTAGGGATTTAGTCGATGGGGATAGAAATAAAGCTCACGGAGATCCGACTGAAAACATGACGCGGTTTGCTGAATTGCTCCGTGCATATTTTGGCAATCGATCGGCTGGGAGCATCGAGGCTGTAGACGCTGCGGCGGTAGGTGTGTTGCATAAACTCTCCCGAACTGGCTTTGATCCATACCATTTAGACTCTTGGCTCGATGTAATGGGCTATGCCTCGATAGCTTACGAGATAGCAGCCGCTGAAAATAAAAAGAGCGATCATTTGACCGCTCTCGATGAAGCTGCCGAGCAAGTGCTAGGTGTTAAGAGTTAAACCTAATCTTTTTTATAATAACGTTTCATACCTTTATAGGGTTTGCGCTGATCCTGTCCGAACCACAGAGGGAATGTGTCTCCTGTTCGTCTGCACAACCCTTTTATAGTTAAATAATCATATGGGTATGGTTCGTGCTTTTCCATGTAATATCTATATCTGCCGTCTTTGTCTTTATAAGCACCATACGTCCAATCGCATCGCATATAATGGTCTCCAACTTCTCGCAAATATTCAGCAAGCTCGTCGGCGTTGTAAAAATATAGTGCTGGCATTTCTACAGTTGTAAATAAATTCATTGCTCGGCCTCCTATGGGTGCGCTATGTGCAAAATAAGCTTTTGCTTGCCAGTTAACTTTTTGCCGATTGCTAAAGCTGCGGTACGCATCGCAATATCACCCTCACCGCCAAACCGTCGATCTAATGTAATACCAGCGTTCTCGATTGCCTCATCCATTGCGGCGCTTTCTTTGCAGTAACCACCACCGCCAGCGTTACCATAACCTGACCCCCAATGTTCCTTGCCGCTAAACCATGCCGCGCAATGGCAAACGCTCGAACCCCAATAAAATCTAAATATGCAAACTGTCTTGCCGCTACCGTAAACGTCAGAACTTGCTTGATTAGGGTTAATTACGCAAATTTCTTTTGCAAAATTCTTTGACATTTTATCGCGCTTAAAACCTAAATCATCATTATATTTTAAATCTAGTTTTTTAACTTTCATAATATTTTCCTTTCTATC